AGCCCCATGACTCTGGATGTTTGGGATCGTTGCGCAATACAAAAAGATATCTATGAGTTGATAAACTGTAAAACAATACACCTACAGCATCCACAGATTTCAAAGCACGATGCTCCAATCTCCACCTCTGTAGAATCCTTCATAACTTTTGATCCAGCCTAGTTCAATATCAAATTTATATTGTACTTTGGTCTTGAGATTGGTCACAAATTCTATCTGCTGGCTCGGCTGTGCTTCGCTGGCATCAAAGGAAATAAACCAACGCTGACCATCATACTCAACAATATCGTCTGCGCTGGCTATCAAGGCCACACCATTTTCGGTCCAGGCCGGAGCAGGATCCGTGTTGTCCTCGCTGCCTATGTTGTCAGTCAACAGATAACGCTGCCCTGGTGCAGCCAGTGGTAATCCCGAACCCGGGCCCGAACGCTGCGGATTGATCACCGACGTGATAGGCTGTAGTGTATTGGGAGGTAGTGTGTCTGCGTCAGCCGAAAACAGCAGTATACGATCATCTGAAGGATGATAAGCCACTGTGCCAACTATTTCAGTTTCCAGATCATGATTTTGTATGCGTATCTGGCTGATACCATTGCGCAGTGCTCCATACAAGTCAATAACATTGTGCCATAGCAGTGTGCTAGTGGTTTCTTCAGAAGGATCATTGAGTTCGGCGTTGGGAGGCTGATGCGGTACATTACTGCGTAGACACTGTATCTGTCCTTCTAACAGCAAAATCTGATATCCCATAGGAGTCACAATGGCGCGAGTTCCGGCCAAGATATCGTCGCCGGTCAAGGCATTATTGGCATCTCCCGACTCATCAAATATGTTGGTAATGATCTTGTGTATGACACCATACTTGGTGACCTTCACTGGCGGAGATATCCATACCGGCAGTTTGAGTGTAAAGGTCATGATGTCTATGGGATTGCCCTGTCCCACCGGCACAGTACGGCTGCTCCAGTTTAGATCAGTTTGTTCTAGTGTGGAAAGACTGGTCCAGTCGATATAATTGTCAGTGCTTTGTATCTCTATTGCAGGATTGAACAGTGTTCCTATCTGCTCAAAGATACTTTGTTTTTGTTGTTCGTTGCTGGTCCAAAAATCCACATTCACAGTGAGATCATAGGGTACCGGCATCATGCGTTCTACTATAAATGCATTGCCTTGTGTGCGTTCATAAGTGTTGGTCACTTCGTCGTAGGTTCTTTGACGCACAGCGATCTTGCCAGTGAATGTGGGATCCTGCACACGATCTCTGGCATACTTCACAGCAGAAATATAAAATGTAATCTGTGGTGCCGCGGGCAAATTGTTTTGCGTGTTCTTGGCTATGATATCAGCGGCCTGCCTACTAGCATTGCCGTACATACACGGTATCCTGACCAATATGGGATTGCCTTCTTGATCCTTGCCGTACTCGCACTGGAAGTTGCTGAATGCACGAGCGATCTGCAGCATGAATCTACGGATTTGCCCGTCATAAAAGTAAGGTACAAGATTGTTAGCCATGACTATTAGTTATCGTCCTTGGGCCTGAGCGCTTTAGATAATGATTGTTTGCGAGGAATCTCACCGCGATCCGTGGTTGAAATATCACCGGGGTTGTTGTAAAATCCATAGTGTTCAGTGTCGTTGGTATTGCTGGGCGTGATATTGGTCCTCACACGGTCTTCGAACTTGACCCAATGCGCGCCATCAAAACGGAACAGTCGATTGGGCATGTAATCTAAACGCAGGCAGAAGTCGCCTTCTCTGGGATTGCGCGGAAATACCACACCGGGTGTGACAGGAGCACCGTTGGGTGGCAACCCATCGCCGGTAAGATAACCCATGGTCCAGGCATTGTCTCTGGGCGTGATGCTTTCAGAAGATGATGGTATGTCTGTCTGTGAGCTGTTGACCAAGGTCTGATCTGCGGTATAAGTAGATCCCAAGGGCTCGCCGTCGATGGTGGTGGGCACGATATAAAATGGCACAGTGTCGTAGCCCGACCGCGGAACTTCTGCTTCGGCCTGTGCCAGGATGGCATTGTTGATGTCTATGTTTTTCTGATACGTAGACATCATGTCTCGGAAAGTCTGATCTGTATCTATACCCCAATATGGGTCATCATCTCGGCCAGTGGGTGCCACACCCGTGGGCACATCCTGTTTGGCGATGTAATTTTTGTCTCCAAAGGTAACGCGATCGCCTTCAAAGTAAGCAGTGCCCTTGCCCCATGGTCCAAAGTAGTTGGTCTGATCTTCGGGCTGATCTAATATCTGCGCAAACTCTTGGCTGTCTACCAAGGGCTCACACTTCACCCGCCACAGGTGTGGATACCAAGTGGGGCTGAATCCTTCAGCAGCGTTGGCTGTGTCCTGTACCACATAATATCTTTTGAGACTGGTTTGTACTTCGTCGTAGTTTAGCGGGAAGAACTCACGCAGATAAGGCATTTCGATCACATCACCCGACATCAGCAGTCGTCCCAGGGTATTCACACAATCAGTTTTGTGTACTGTGCAGAACAATGTGTCATTGTTTAGAAACAGGCCAAACTGTGTGAGGTCGAAGTCTATGTTCTGCATGGTATGATGCATACGCAGTCGGTAGACTGTGGTATCATACTTGCGATCCCGGTTTTCCAAGTACAGCAAGTCTTGGATGTTGTTCACGCTTTGATTTAGATAATCGGGTTGTGTGGCGTCATTGGAGGTGCCTTGGTTGATAGGCCCCACATACTTGTGTATCAATACCGTGGCACAGCCCACCGTGAATTGTTCGGAAATCCTGCGGTCGAACCATTTGTAATCGTTGGTAAAATTCTCGCGGTAAAGACTGAGTTTGGGCATAATAGATATTTAGCGGATTTTTGGCTACCCAGTATTTGACCAAAAAACCCTAGACCAGATAAAATACTGACATGACGCAATTGGTGATACAGCAAGCCCAAGATTGGAACAGTGTAGAACCACTGCTACGCCAGTATCTACGCGGACTGCAGCAGGGCGCAGATGGACATCGAATAATCAGAGCCATAGATCATTTGGTAGCCGAACTCAGCAACATCGAAGTAGAACAGCGCAGACTACATAGAGTTTTACCAAAACATCAAGAATTGGTTGACCAAATAAACACAAACCTGTTAGAATTAGAAAAGCATATATTCTTGGCTAAATTAAGCAAAAAGTGAGGCAATCCATGGTCAGAACCAGCACAGCAAAACCCATAGCCATAAAACTCCTGAAACCACGGGACGGTGATCTCAAAAACGTAGGACCTGAGCCAGACTGGCGCACACAGCCTGAAGCCGACAAACGTTCATCTGCTGTGCTTCATGCCATCAATTGGTACAACTACAATTTCCAACGCAAAGACAGCAAAGAATTCCTGCTGGATTATCTAGAACGCAATGGGCGCGGCACAGAAGCCAAACGCATCAAGGGTGTGAGCGACTATGAATTCAAACACGTGACAGGTTGGCTGGCTCGCATGACCACAGTGGGCCTACAACTCAGTGAGCACGAGCAACTGCACGTCAGCGCAGAAATCAACAGACTCAAGGCATTGAAAGAACAAGTAAAGAAAGAAGTCAAAGATGATGATGTGATCAAGCCCAACATACAGGATAGACTGCGTGACAAAGCCATTGAGGCTGCTGGCGAATTAGAGGCTCTGTACGATGATTTCTGTACAGGCGCAGAAGTAAAACTGAACCTGAACAATCACAAGCCCATGACCATCATACGCGGTATGAATGTTCAGCCCACGCACATAAATCAAGTGCGCGATCCTTTTGCCAGCAAGGTGCAAGAACTCACAGAAGCCCTGGAAGGTAAAGATGCTCAGTTGGTGGAGGGCTACAGCCGCTGGGGTAAAAACGAACTCAAGCAGATGCTGAAATTCTGCGAGCTGGTTGTGGCCGACTGCGACAGTTATGTACAGATCAAAAAAGTAGAACGCAAACCCAGGGCCAAGAAAAAGCAAACACCTGATCAGATTGTTCGCAAGTTGAAATATCTACAGCAGTTTGCTGAATTGAAACTTACTTCGGAGCCTGCTACCAAACTGGCAGACTGCACTGAGTTCTATACCTATGACACAGCCAAGCGCAAACTCCAGCACTATGTGGCTGATACTCACGTGGGCTCAATGACTGTGAAAAACAACACCATCATTGGCTTTGATGCCACGCTCAGTGTCAGCAAAACTCTGCGCAAACCAGCCGAGCAACTGAAAGCATTGTTTGCCGGTGGCAAACCCGGGGCTCGCAAGTATTTTAAAGAAATCAAAGCCACAGAAATCAAACTCAATGGGCGTTTCAACGAAAATCTCATAATCCTAAAAGTTTGGTAAACTAAGGTCTCGGCGATCCAGCCCTGTGCTAAATACAGCACAGGGCTTTTCTTATGAGTGATACACTGACCAATCTTAAATCCAAAGTATTTGACTATGTGAATACCCGCTTGGGCGGCAACTTGGTTGACGTAGAACTCAATGCCGGCGACTATGAAGTGGCCTACGAACAAGCAGTATTGACCTACAGGCAACGGGCTCAAAATGCCTATGAAGAAGCCTACAACTTTATCACCCTGCAGAGCGATCTAACACACTATACATTGCCTCAGGAGATCTACAATGTGAGGCAGATCTTCCGCCGGACCATTGGTTTTGCCCAAGGCCCTTTCAGCCAGAGTTT